CAAAGGGATGCCGGGTGCCGTGGCAAAAAATCTTGGTTGTTGTATATTACCATTTTCAAAGAAAATAAATACATGTGCCCCCTGTGATGGGACACCTGATATACCAGCACCCGATACACCACCAAATATTGGTGCACAAGGTTGTGCCCATACTAATTGATCAGTAGGAACACCAGATGTAAGTCCAGAATTTTTATTATTTGTGTGTAATCCTATGATACGAACTTTACATCTTCCGGCTTTTTTAGGATCATCGTTATTCTCAACAACACCACGATATATAGAAGTCAATTTTTCTATTGGTTGCATTATATCACCTATGTTTTTAAAACTGTTGTATTACTATTTGAAGAAGAATCTTTTGATAGAACATAATTTTTTCCAACTTCCATGTTATTATAACCTGGCTTCATACATACCAATAATTGTCTAAAGGCCGGTTTTACACCTGTTGGTATAAATTGATGTGTTATTGATTTCACTATCCACAATCCTTCCATCATTTTGTTATTTTTAAATTCGGCAACAGCACTTTTCCAGCTTATATCAATTACCATCCCGGCATATCTTGTTGCCGAACCCCTAACTGTAATATTGGCGGTGTTTTCTGTAAAATATTTACATAAAAATTTACTATTGTATATGTTTTTTATTTTATTAATATCAGGTTCACATTCTAAAAATACAGGTGGTTTCCAATTACCAATATTAGAAAATGTTGATACTTGTGCAGAACCATATGTTTTTAAGGCATTTCCTGTGTCATTGTTTTTAAAAAAATCTGTATATAAAAATCGTTGTTCTTTTATTGATTTACCATCAAAATCATATCCATAACTTATTCCACCACCCAAATATTGTTCATCAATTTTTTTAGGTGGATCGACCCACCATCCAAAAATTCTATTTAAATTATCATTACTACTACCAAAAACATATGTGTTTTTTTCTTCACGTTTATTTTTTGCTTTTTCCTGTTCAAATAGATAGGGTAATGTAACAAAATTACTTCCAAGTGAATTATTGAAAAATAAGTAACCGGCCATTTTTGAAGAAGATCCTGAGCATCTTTCTTTTAGCCATTTTATTGATTCTGCGGGAGTCCAATTGAGCATAGAAAAATTATCAAATTTTTCATTGGGTGTTTCATTGTATACAAATTTAGATGTGCTTTCATATCCTATGAAGTTTTTGAATATGTCTTCAAATATGGTTGATGCACTTTCTTCTTCCCCCCACGATTTACTATATCTTTTAGTTGTGAATGATGAAAAGGTTGGTTCAAGGAAGTACCATTTTTGTTTAGTAATGGCTGTTTCAAGTTGTGATTCCTCTATAATGGGTTCTGTGTGGTAAATACTAAACATTTTTTTTACAAATTCTTCGTCTTCATTTTTCCACATAATAACTAACGGATAAATACCCCCTACATGTTCAATTAATTCTGTCCATCCAGTTCTGTCATAGAATGTTATATTACCTGACATGCAGAAATCATAGATATCTTCTACCACATTAAGTTCTATAATATCTTCTACAGAAAATGATAATTCATCGGATTCAGTATCACCAACTTTTAATTTAACTACAACATTACCATTAGTATTCATTATAAATTAAATATTACCTCCATATCTCTTTGTATATAGGGTATATAATCACCCGAAAGCATTTCAATGGATAATCCTTTGTCAATTTCCTCAAAAGGATTCAATACTTCATTTGATAAACACGCAATCCACCATGCTTGCACATCATCATAGAAAGAATATGATATCATTTCCCACCACGGCTCAATGATCGTAATTTCTGAAATGGCAGAGGGGGTTTCTAACAGGATAGAATTGATTTCAATATTTTTAAATATGTTCATAAAATATTCATCATTTTCATCTTTTAATATATTAAATAGTCTAATCATAGACATATTAGGTAGTTTTGTTCCTTTTATATCAATGTATCTATCTGTTAGTTTTGTAATTGACATATTTTATCTCCTTTTGTAAAGTTTTAAAAATATTGTTGATCTTATTGTGTCATTTTAGGGGTGGAAATTCCCCCTGTTTTTGTGATACTAGTTTGACCCCCTGTTTTTGTGATATCCGTTGTTTTTGTATTTTCAAGTTTTTCATACGCTGTTGCCCTATCCTTTTGTGTTGCTTTTATAACATTTTCTGAAGTTCCGTAAAACACTTTTTGTTCAAGAGGTCTATATTCAGTAAACGATAATCGTAATTCACATCTTGACGGATATCCATCTATCCACGGGCCCCTCCATGTTGGTTGAACCTGTTTTAAAACAGCCATATCACATGTTAATAGGTTACCCGGTTTTGTATTTACTGAAAAGGCATAAGGTAAAATTATATCAACATTAAACCCTTTATCCGGTTGTGATCCATATGATGGTGATGATAACATTTCAAGAAGTTTTACAGGTAATACTACTTCGGCGTGATTTTTACCTGGTTGTGTGTTTATTAAAGTAAAAGTTAATTCAAAAGATCTTCTTTCCGATCCTTTATATTGTAATGGTGTATCAACTCTATAATTGGCAACATACCCACCCTTTGCGGCGGCACTAAGTGTACTAGAAAGTATATTGAGAATTGTTTCGGTCTTTTTGTCAGATGATTGTATTTGTGTAGTGGCTGTTGAAAATTTTGTTTGTAATGCTTTTATAATTTCTGATACACTACCCTTTCTAAATTCTGGCCCCAATGCTTTTATTTGTTCTAATGTTGATATACCAAATGTTGCATAAGCACCGGCGATGGTTGATCCAACAGAATCATAAGGTTGCCAATCATGGCTTATTGTTTCAATTAATTCTTGTTGTGCCAAAAATCTAAAAGTATATTTCTTGGCCCCTTCTAATCGTATGGCCAGAGCATCTTCATAATTTTTTTGGGGGTTTGCTGTATCTTTAAACGCCTTTTGTGCCCGTACATTACCTGTTAATTTATGAATGGGTATTGCTTCTATTTCAACCCATACTAATTTTTTTCCATCTTTTTTAAAACTTAATACATCTGTCTTTGGGTTTTCAAATATAGTTGGTATACTTGAAAGTGTACCAGAACTTTGATACTCCTCATTTACCACGGGTGTTACTTGAGTAGTGTCTGTAGTATTTGTAATAGTATTTTCTGTTTCAGATTTTTTCTTATTTAATTTCTTCAATACAGATTTACTAGAAGTTTTCTTTTTTTGTGCAACATCAATATCTTCAAATATATTTAAATTTGCTATAACTTCTGTTTTAGGTGTAGTAACGGCATCTTTTTTTTGAAGCCATGAAAGAAGATTAGGTGAATTACTTGCTTCAAGATATTTTGTTAATCCATTAACTTCATTTTGTGTTGGTGCATTTATTAGTGCCATTGTTGTCTCCTACTTTTCTATTTATTATAAATTATACACCAAAAGCTGTTTTAAATATAGGAACAGGATTGGATACAATACTTTGATTATTATCACCAGAAACAGATGCAATAGATACATTATTATTTTTCTTACGATTTTGTGCAATCTTCAATCTGTTCTCTTTAAGGCGTTTGTCTATTTCACCATTTAATATAGACTTAGCCGATTCAAGAGATGTAATATCAGAATTTTTGGTTGTTCCACTTAATTCAGCAGAAGAGAAAACAGCGTTTTTAAACATATCACTTATTGAAAGACCTGTTGAAGATGTAGAAGGCCCAAATGCTGAAGGTGTGTTTGCACCTGATGTGTCTGTTTGTGCATACATTGTGTCTGTTGAAGGCACATTACCATTTTTTTGTTGTAAAGGTACACCATTTGCCATTAATACATCAAGAGGATTTAAATAAGCACCATTAGGCGATTGTAGTGATAAATGTAGGTGTGGGCTCATACCGGGTATTGGCCCTGTTTTTCCTGCCGCCCCTATTCTCTGACCTTGTTGTATATTTTCACCTTTGTTTACACCAATAGAACTAAGATGGAGATATGAGGATGTAGAACCATCGGAATGTCTGATAGAAACTTTGCCCCATGTATTGTTTATTCCAGTAACAGTACCGTTTTGTATTGCTTTTATTGGTGATCCCATAGGGGCCCTGAGATCAATTCCTTTATGATATGTTGATGCCCCCTTTAAACCCGTTCTTCTAGGGCCAAAATTAGAAGTAACAACATTAGAAACACCCGGTAAAACTAATCCACCAGATTTATATTTTTTAATAATTCCCTTGTTTATATCATTTATAAAATCTTCACCATATTTTTCGGCTGCATTTTCTACTATGTATTCACCTGGCATTACAAGAGAATGAACTTTTTTATTAGATGTACCACCATCTTGATATCTTCTGGTACTATCATTATCCTGTAATAATTTTTCATCGGCCTTTTTTCCAATAGACTTTCCTGTGATTTTACCAATTGCAAATAATGTGGCTTTCGTGACTAATTTTGGTGTAGTAAATGTAAGATCAGACCATTTCCAATTAAATGCTGTTTTTTCGGCACCTGATTCAAGTTTAAGTCCTCTTAATCTTTCTTTTTTCCATTTTTTTTCATATTCTAGGTTACTCCGTGATTTAGCCAATTTACGGCGTTGTTCGTCTGTTACTTCGCCTTTGGGTGTCTCTAATTGTAGGTTTTCTAATTCTGCAATCTCTTTTTCTGTTTGTTTTACATCATATTCAGATGGATTAGTTATTGCGTTATAAAGTTCTTTACCAATTTTTATACCCATTTCATAAATTTCACTTTTGTTTTTATCAAACCATTTACCAAAGGGAATAAATACATGTTTGTTTAACCATGTACTAATAGGTGTTTCTTTAAACATTGTCCATAACCCTTTAAAAAGAACCAGACCTAAAACAAAAGGTAATACCTTGATAACAGTTCCTATTATTCTTCCTGGCACACCAAACATTCCTATAATACTACCAAGTCCTTGAAATAGATTATTTACACCACCCAGAATACTACCAGCAACTTTTGTTACAGTAGAAAAAATACCAACACCGGCCGATGCCACATCACTAACCGTATCAACAACACTATCCACATTAAATTGTCTTGCTAGTTTAACATTTTTTTTGCGTTCGACACCTCTTTTGAAATCACTTACAAAGTTTATGTGTGAGAGTATCGTGTTTTCATTTAAATTTCTTGTATTCCACTCTATTTTTCTTAACCACCATTTTTTTTGTTTAAACAGTTTTCTTTGTTTATTTTGGAGAGTAAATTCCTTTTTCATTTCAACGAGTACAGGGTTTTTACGAAATCGTTCTTTCAAATATGTATAGATAGAACTAACAGTTTCTAGGGACTTACTGAACATGTTCATAAAAGCAGATTTAATCGGAAGCAAAACAGTATTTCTCACAAATTCCATAGTTGCCTTGAATGATTCAATTAGCGGTGATAGGTCATCAACCAGTTTTCCAAATACGGTTCTTACGGCACCGGATAAAACAGAAGATATTCTAGTTGTGTAAGATTTAAGGGAGTATTTTAAAGTATATGCAACAGTAGAAAATCCTCTTGTAAGTGGTGTTTCCATACCTTTTGCAAGAGCCCCATTGATGGCACTAGAAGGATTTTTTAATTCTTTATCAATAGACTTCATTAATTTTAATCCACTTGATGAAGTTGTTTTTTTGACAGGTTTGGAAAAAGAACTGGTTACTGTTCCTACCATTTTATCAACGGAATTAAATAAACTTTGCAATGTTAATGTTGGTGTTGTTGCCATTTATTTTCTCCTTATAGACTAAAATTCCGGAACACTTTTATTTAAGGCTATTATATCAGAAAGGATACTATTAAATCCTAAACTTGCCGACTGTTTGGGTGTATTGTTTGTTGATGTTGTATTATTACCACCGGTAACAACTGTTATGTTAGTATTATCCCCACCTGTGGGTTCTGTAAGATAAGGAGTTATTGCCTCATCTACAATGGCTTTTACAGATGCCTTTTTTGTTTCTGCTTCTGGTACACCATCTGATTGTTTTGTTTCATTACCTTTTAATTCAGAAGAAGAAATATCTGATGAAGGATTAAAAATTGAAGAAATCAACTCTTTAAATTGTCCTCCTAGTGAACCAATATTAATATCTTTGAACGGATTGAGTGCATTAAATAGACCAGTAATACCTAATGGGTCAAAAATATTTGATTTTCCTGATGATGATGCAATATTTTCAACATTTCCCAAAGCAAATTGACTAGTATCAACCCCTTTTCCATAATATCCCATTACTTTTTTTACATAATCTTGTGTTTCTGCAAAAGGTGGAACTTTATTACCATATTTTCTAACATTTCCGGGGCCCGCATTATATGCTGCAATTGCAAGTTCGAGATTACCATTAAAGGTTTTTAATTGTTGTGATATATATTTTGTTCCTCCACGAATATTGTCTTCTGGATCAAGGGGATTTACACCTAATCCTCTTGCTGTTCCTGGCATAAGTTGCATGATTCCCAAAGCACCGGCAGGAGAAGTTAAAATAGAACCACTTCTTGTAATATGACGACCACGGCTTTCTTGTTGTATTATGGCTTTGACAAGATTAGGATCAACACCATATATTGTTGCATATCTATTGATGGCATTTTCCGCTCTTATTTTATCACTTACAACATTTGATGTACCTAAAGCAAATTTCTTTAAAGTGTTGTTATTTAATCCTTTCATAAAGGATAAACCCAAGTTATCAACGGCTTCTTTGTTTATAACAGCGTCTCCTGGTATTAAGGGTTTATAAACAGAATCAATACCTCGTTTACCACCTGTTACAAGACCACCCCTTTTGAGACCGACAAATTTATCTTTATTTTCCTGATAACTACCTTCGTTTAATATTTTTTGAAGTTCTGTATAGATTTCTATATTTTTTTTGAGTTGTTCTTTCTGCTCTTGACTTGATCCTATGTCCATTTTCTTTTGTTCAAGTTCATATATTTTTTTCCCTACTTTTTCAGTAACATTACGTTCTTCTTCTATAGGTATTAATTCTTTTTTTAATTCTTCAATGTCTTTTTGTGCGGACGCTATTTCGTCTTCATTTGTTGATTTTCGTATTATTGATTTCTTTTCTCGTATTGATTCTTCTATACTTTCTTTTTTTCTGTCAAGGGATGCCATTTGTTGGCCTGATTTTGATAGAAATAAGTCTTTTACACCAATAACTATTGCCTTTCCTAATACTTTAATTACGGCATGGAAACCATCTTTGAATTTTCCCCAAAGCCATGATGTAATAGGATCGGATATTTCTCGTTTAAACCATTGTCCTAATTCTGTTTCTATAAACATATTCCAAAGACCTTTAAAAAGTAGTGCACCAAGTCCCAGTCCTAAAAGGGAAAGAAAATTACCACCACCACCAAATATTCCCATAACTGTACTAAATATACCACCCACATTACCAAAGAAATTACCAAAAACACCCTTAGTTTTTGGGGTGGCCGTGGCTGCCAATCGTTTTTTTGTTTCAGTTTCCTTTTGTTTTTTGTATCTTTCATCTCTACGTCTTCTGTGTAAAAACATAAATTGTTTATGTGCTTTCTTTGACAATCCTGTTGCATGTCTTGTATTCCACTCAACCTTTCTCATAAACCAAACAAGTATTTTTTCCTGTCTTAATATTAGAGTTTGTTCAGTAACTTGTTTTTTTGCCACTACAAGTTCTGGTGTATCCTTTTTTTTAAAACTCTTTAAAAATTTAATAAGAGAAACAGAATAGTTACCTAAAATACTAAACATTTGAAGAATAAGATTTCCGAAAGGTTTAAATATAACATTTTTAGCAAATTCTATTGTTGCTTTAAAAGATTCAATGACGGGTTCTAAGTCATCTAGTAATTTACCAAATATTGTTTTCATAACACCAGACATAACAAATGACATTCTTCCGGCATATGTGACAAAAGACGCCTTTAAGATATAAATGCCCTTTGCAAAACCTCTACTTATGGGTTTTTCTAATGCTTTTGCTATCGTTTTATTAAAAACACCTGTCGGTTTTTTGAGTTCCGTTTCAATAGATTTGAGCATTTTTTTACCTTCTACGGTACTAGAAGACGTAGAGGCTTTAATGATTGGAGAGGCGGCATTTAATTTTTTAGTTAAGGATTTTATTTGATCCCTTAATTCTTTAATTTCTTTTTCAGGAATTACTGTAGGGGTTGAATTCATTTTTACTTTTACTCCATAAAAAAAGTCTGATGGGTGTGTATTCCCTTCAGACCTTAAATTTTGATCCATGTAGATATATCTACAGCGAGATATAGTTATTTATAAAATTTATTTTTTTACTTGTGCCATTCTTAGTTTATCATTTTCTGTTTGATTTTTTATATCTTTAATAACCAATCCCATAAATGCTTCTCTTTCAAAATCGGCCATGTTATTGCTTTCTTCAATAGATATATGGGCTCTACTTGCCAGATAAAATTGTTCCTCAGTCACACTTTGTATATTCATACCACTACAAAGCACATATATTAGTAGAAAAAATTTTCTACGGGCACCCCCTTATGTTCCTTAAATCCACAATGGGCACATACCGTATCAAAAGAAAAATCAATTCCAAAATCATTGTCTTCAAACCATTTAGAAATTTTTTCTTGTTCTGATTGTTGTATATTATCTAACAAAAATACTTTTTCTTCTAACGGAATATTCGTTTCCTCCCCTTCTGGGGTTATAATACCTTTTATGCATAATGCATATAATAGAGTTGTCATTTCTAATGTTCGTTCTATTTCACTAACCTTTTCTATATCAGTATGTTTTGACTTGAATATTTCAAAGGCTTTATGTTGAAGTTCTCTAGTAACTAAAATTAATCTTACGGATATATTATCATTTAATTTAACAATATCCCAATCAATAGTTTTATGGGATTTGGATTTTTCTTCTAATTCAACAGCAGTTTCTTCTATAGAATCTTCTTCATCATCTATTTTAGAAATAAGTTTTCCCTTCTTTGGTTTGGATATTGTTTTAGGTGGAGGTGTTTCCTTGATTTCTAGTTCAACAATTTTATTTCTTTTTGTCAATTTTGTAACAGGAAGATTGGACAAATTAATGTTTTGTTGAGATTGAGAACCACAACTTGTACATACTGTTTGAAATTGATATGTTGCGCCTCTTGTTGCTTTTCGTATTTCTACTAAAAGGAAAAATCTATCTTGTAAATACAAACTTTGTGTGTTGAAACCCTCTGGTTTGACGACACATTCATTTATCATATCATCAAGAGCCGTTTCAATGGCCATAGGGTCTTCTGTTGTTTCATATAGCAATAGTTTCTTTATTTGACCTGTTGTAACAGGTTTAAATGAAACACTTGTACCAGAACCTGGTAAATCTGTTTCAAACACATATGAATTTATATAACTTCTAAAATTACTACTCATGTTTATTCACCTCACCTTTTATTTTTCAACAAGATTAAAATTTGCGTTCAAAATCCTGTCTTTTAATTCTTTTTGTTCATCATCTAATTTATCATCATCAAAACTAGATACAAATGATATTATATCTTTAACCAGATCACTTTTTTCTTCATACAAGTATTTGTTCATTGGATTTTTCTTCATTTTATATACCTCACCAATTTTGTTATTTTTATTTATACAGAAAATATGGAAGAAGTAAACTATCGTTTAAGAAGTTTACTAACCAAACTATTAATACCCATGCCAATTAGACCTGATGCATAATTGGATGCGGTGTAACTTGTTCCATCAAGATCAGTTATTGTATGATATTGATATGTAAACGTTACTTCAAATGTTGCCATTTCATTGTTTGCGTAGTCCAAATCTACTTGGCTTATTGTTTTTGGCCATGCACCAAAAAGTTTATACGTACATATTACACCACCATCCAATCCTAATAGTTCTATAGTTTGATCTGTCATAAAGTCGGCGGGTTTTCCATAACCACCTTTGGGATTATGGAGTAATAAATTCCATATAATAAACTTTTTCAATATACTTGCATCACCATTTATATAAAATGAAACTGTCCAATCTTGTGTTCTTCTTACACTAGGCATTTTATACTGGTTACCACAAAAAAATGTGGATGTTTCTTCTACCGTTGACTCAGGCAATGTTGTTGATTTTACATAATATTTTGTTTCAACATTAGATTCAAAAAGTCCTTTTGTAATAGAAGATGTAAGACCTTCTGATAATCCAGATTTTAATGCCTTTAATGTATTATTCAAACTTAATATTGTGGAAGAACTGCCAAGTTGTAATAGGTTACTTGGAAATGTTATATGACAAAGAAACAAATATGCCCTGGCGTTTCCATCAAAATTAGTTTTATAGGAATCAATATCAATTCTTCTTTTTCCGACATATCCAATTAGGGGGTCAACATATTGTTCCCTAACATTTTCTATCATGTTTTCAATGGTTTGTGTTTTGAAAATGTTTATTCCCATTAATTACTCCAAGAGAGATTCAGATAATTTGTTTAAAACAGACGACCATAATATGTTAGAACTCAAAGTTTCAAATTTATAATATTGATAAGAAAATGTAACATCCATAGTGGCTATATCACTTGTTGCATAATCAAGTCCTACCGCACCAACAGACTTTGGCCATGCACCATATAGTGTTATTTGTTCCGTTGATGCCCCGTTTCCGTCTAATAAAAAAAGGGTTTGGTTTCTCATATAATTATTAGCAGATATTTGTGAATGTGTATCACTATCATATATTAAGTCATGCCAATTATGAAAACCATGTAACAAAACACCATCCTCATCAACATTAAATGATATTTGCCAATCACCATATGTTCTTGTTCCAGCCATTTTAAATGAAATACCGGGATATGGTACAACAATCTCCTCAAGTGAACTATCAGGTATAGATGTTGATTTTACCAAATATGGTATTACAGAATTTCCAATACTGTATGGAAAAGTAAAATACGCAAAAAACAAATATTGCCTTGCCCCACCAGTAAATTTGGTTTTATAAGTATCAATATCAAAATTTATATTCATAGGAAACCTATTTTTCTTTTAAGAATTTTTATTTCCTATTAACCAAATGTAGGTGTTACACCATATGTAGCATTGGATGTAACATGGTATACATAAGCAAATGTAATATCAAATTGAACTACTTCATTGTTAGCGTAGTCAAGAGATGAGTTACCTATTACTTTTGGCCATGCGGCATACAGTTTATACTTCATAATGGGTTTACCATCAAGACCCAACAACTCTAATTGTTGATCTACCATTGTGTCTCTAGGACTTGTATAGATGTTTGTTGTCGGATCATGAATAATAGACATCCAGTTATGGAAATACTTCTGAACATCTGCATCAGCATCACAGTTGAATGTTACATTCCAATCTGTATATGTGTATTTACCGGCAACCTTGAAGTCAAATCCTTGCCATGCCAATGGGATTTCATCAATACTTGTTTCTGGCAAACTTGTTGATCTTACAAGGTATGTTGCCTTGTCAGTATTACCCGCAATGGCATTGGGAAAGATAGGTTTGTAATAAAACAAATATGCTCTTGCCCCTCCTTGAAAATTTGCCCTATAGCTATCAACATCAAATCCTGCCATAATATATTCCTCCTTTTTAGAAATGCAAGAAAATTGTTATATTAATATTTAGTTCTCTTACTGAACTATTTATATAATGTTATTTATATCTTTTGAATAAAAACATAATTTATTTGTAAACAAAAAGACCGGGTATTAACCGGTCTTTTTTGTTATCTTATGTTAAACTTTGTTTTAGCCTGTTATTCCAGCAACTTCTGAGAAGGAAGCCCCTGTTTTAGTAGCTACAAAGTTCAGAACAATAAATTCTGCGGCTCTGGTTGGTTTGATATAAATATCACACCAAAGTTCACCACGATCTATTCTTTCACCGGTATTGTTTGATTCATCACATACAACCATGTAATCGTAAACACCCCTACGGGCCTTTACATCTCTCAAGAACGGATCAATCATGTTGATGAGTAACAATCTTGAAATATCATCATTAGGCTCAAACAAGAAGTATCTTGCGGCTGTTGAGATTGCTTTTTCAAGAACCATGAACAATCTACGAACATTGATTCTGTTGAAAGCAGATTCTTTGTCCAGAAGTGTTTTCTGTCCATAAATTAATTTACCCATACCAGCAAGACTTACGATAGGATTGATT